ATCTCTGATTCTGGTGATATTGATTTTGTTGAAATACTGCTGTATTGTCTCTGATCTTTTTTCAATCTCTTTATTGCGGAGCATCGTTTACCTCAGAAAATTCTGATTTTCTTTTGTAATTGTTTTTAATTTTCTCTTTAGTTTCTTCGCTGCGAGATTTACCAAGCCAATATCTAGTTGGATTGTTTTTACAAGAAATTCTTATTTTCTCTTTTTGTTCCTCTGAAAGTATTCTCCCTCTGGCAGCTAAACTCATTTTTAATTTTTGTTCGTCAGATTTCGGTTTCCCTTTCCACCAATTAGGTTTACCCCTATTAGCGTCGCCTATTAATTTTTTTGCAATTTCAGAACACACTTTTCCTTTTCGAGATTCGCTCATTTTCTCTTTAGTTTCTTCAGAGAGTTTTTTGCCCCTATTAGCTGAACCAATTTTAATTCTGGTCTCTTTACTTGGATTCGACATCCCATCACCACCATCAGTATCGTTATATCCAGAAGTCCTATTTTTTGAATTATATGTTTTTATATAAAACTTCTCGTATTTATCTAAAATTGATTTTAATTTTTTAACGTCATCAATTTCAATTTCTTCTAAAATATCCCAAGTCCAATTTTCTATTTTATGCTTTTTTATAGCATTATGAAAATGATTGTTTTTCGATCTTAACGACTTACTGTAATGTTTCGTTCTTCTCCAATCCAGAGTCTTAGTAGTTTGCCCTATATACACTTTACCATTAGTTTGGTTAGTAACTAAATATATTACGCCTTTCATTTAACAACCTCGAACCAGAAATCTTCGGGTAGTTTTAATAGGTCATCAAACTCAACAACGGAATAGCCCTTCCATATAAATCTTTTAGCCATATTCTTGATCTTTTCAACCAGGTCTCTATCTACCTCTGCTTCAGTAACTTCGTCGCCACTACCCATAGTGAGTGCATAGCCCATTAAACACATATAATCAATTAGAGCTATCCTTTGATGCCTATTGTATTTGATTACCAAAAGCGGTACTCTGTCAACAAACTTAGCATCAAATTCAACTTGCTTTAACCATTCGTTCCAATTAGAAGTATTTGAGAGCAGATCCCAAAAATTCATTTCAGCATAAAACTTATGTTCTATTACGAAATTAAAATCAGCGGGAGTGATTATATCACTTACTAAAGTGATTTTAGCTTCCCAAGGTAAGTTTTTAGCGGCTTCTTGGTTCTTTCCACCCATGTGAGCACCAGAGTTGGGTGTTCTTTTAAATCTTCCTTCGCCGAATTTTTCTTCTAATAAATGAACGAGCTCAAGCTCGCCTCTATTGCCTTTCTTTTTAGAATTCGCCATATATTAACCCCTTTAAACTATATTACTTCAATTGTGTTTTTATTAAAGTAGCTGCTTTTTTAAGCATATTTTCAACCACTATGTTGTATTTTTCTATGACTTGCTCATAAGCGTTTTGATCTTCTTCGTATATTTTCTCTTGCAAAAAATCTCCCAAGAGTTCTAACACGCTATTAGCGAAATCTGAATCCTCATAGATACGATTGATAATTATTCTTTTAATCTCATTTCTGATTTTCAAATCAAAAGAGGGACTTATTTCTAAGCCGGCACCTTTAATTCTTTTAAGAGCTTCTTGCAAGTTTTCCATCTTTATCCTATTTAACGAGGATTTTTTCTAGCTCTTCTTGAATGATTTGATTAGAGCCAAAGACATTCTCTGATAGCCAGTGTACAAACTTTGCAGTTTCTTCTTTGTTAAGTAATTTTACAACTTCTTGAATGTTGTCATACTTAGTCAGCTTTACTTGTCTGTTAAGTTCGTTCTTAACAAAATCAGAACTCTCATAGACTTTCTTAATTAAAAGTTTAAGATTGACTTCACTAAGATTGCCTATATACTGAGAAGTTTCTTCATCAAGAGTGTAATTTAGCTCTTTGAAAAAATCATGTAAATTCATCTTCATTTTAGATCTCCTAAAGACAAAAATTAATTGTTTAAATTATCTTGCTACTTTTCTTTATGTTATCGATTTCCCACATTAGTTGTAGGTTTAGTTCCTAGTTATTTCTTTATAGAGATCCCACTCCATTCCATAATTCTCTTCTACGAACTTTTTAGCTGTTTCTTCCTTTATATACTTCTCTTCTTCTTTCATTTCTTCTTCCTCTTTCATTTCCATTCCAACTGTTTGGTTTGAAGTAGCGAATCCCAAAAGTTTAGCATTTTTACTACTATATTTCATTATGTATGACAACATCATCAAGGGTATGATCAAATCATCATTATAACCTTTACTAGCTTGTGGTTTTCCACTATGCCATATAAAAACTTTGAATTCGTCTAAAGTTCTTTTACTGTAAATCCTGACTACATTATTTTCTATATTATAAATGAATTCATCAAGCATTAGCTTTTTGTTTGCTGGTCCAGTATGAAATCCTCGATAAGTTTTTTTCTTATATTCGTAAAACACATTTTGATATGGATCTTTTTCATCTAAAAAGACCTCATTAAATACAGACTGACCTTGGTTAGTCTCTATGACTACATGAGCATAGTTATAGCATTTTGCAACCTCTTTGACTATTTTACCGAAAGCTTTAGTGTCTATTTGTTGTTTATATTCAGCAACTTGTTCTAGTGTATCATCTCTGACTAGCTGGATAGTGCTATAATCGTTTCCGGCTCCACTAGAAACGTCGCAAAGCACAGTATAGTTTGTTTCCTCTCTGGGTTCTTGAAATATATGTAATCCTCTTAATGGGTAATCTTTTTTCAGTTGATTTGTAAATATTGGTTCTTTAATTTGAAGTTCAAGCAATTCTAAAACTTTAGTATTCAAAACTGTATTGCCAGATCCTAAAAATTTAGATATAATTTCTTGATTAAATCTTCTTGGTGATAGAGCTTCATACATTTTTTTCAACCAAGACCATTCATCTTTTGGCCCTTTGAAAGTGATAGCTTCTTGCTCTATGTTCTTTATAAATTCTTCAACTAATATATTCCAATAAACATCATCACTATATTCTTTGAGAAGTTGAATCGTGTGTTCTTTCTTAATCTCTTTTACTTTCTCTTCACCAAGTTGGTCTTCAATCCATTTTATATCTTTAGATTCTATTTTTTCTAACCACGGATTACTTCTGTTAGGGAATTTCCACCAAGGAATATAAATAGGATGAAATCCGTTTTCTCCAGCTTCTGCTTTAAGCCAAGTTTGATGATAGAAATTACCAACTCCATTAGATGTAGATATAATTAAACATTGTCCATTAGAAACTGAAAGAGAAGGAAAGGCTGAAGCCCAAATCTCATCTGCATAAGGCATAAAAGCTGCTTCATCCATTATCAGGAGAGAAGCCGTAACACCTCTTCCTGCATCTGGTGATTGGGCTCTTACTTCTATTTTTGAATTGTTGACGAGTTTGAGAGTCGTCATATTCTGACCATCTCTAGTTGGCAAAGTCTTCAAGAAGTTTGGTAATCTAGCATAAGTAACCATAGCTTTTTCTTTGAAATCTTGCGCATCTTTTCTAGTCTTAGAAATGATTAGAATATGTTGAGCTATATTGAAATTTGTTTTCCACAAGCTATAGATGCCAGAGATTACGCTAGCACCAACTTGTCTACTCTTTCTAAATATGATTAGTTTGTAATTTAATAACGCAGGAATTATTAATTGAGATTGAAACTTGTGAGCCTTAAAAGCAAAGACTCTTTTATTGGCTGGGTCTAGAATATAACCATAATTATCTGCAAAATAAGGAAAGTATTTTTTGCAAAGGTAGAACTCAGCCATGGGATCAACTAATTCTATAGTCCCATCGTTGAGCTCGACTTGTATATATTTTCCAGACTGTGGTATTTTATCGACGTCTTCAGGCAAGCTGAATTGTTTTATTCTTTCTTCGAGACGCTTAAGTACGAGATTCTTCTTTTCTTCTTTGTCCATACGTTCATATTATGTTGCTTGCATTCTAGCAATTTGAGCATCTAGTTTAGCGAGTTGATCTGTAACAGCTTTTAATTGATTTTCTAACTTAGTTTTTGAAGCAGTAAGATTAGCTCTCTGTCTCTGCAAAGCTGTTGTCGCAACTACTTCAGTCGGACTAAGATCTTCTATCGCAATACTTTTTTTAAATTCTTCAGAATTTATGAAATCCATCTCAGCTTCAAAATCCTTGTAGAGATTATTTCTTTTCATCTATTTGCTCCAGTCCTTTTAATATATCACTAAAACCAGACATAAGTTCTTTTTCTTTAGGGCTAGAAGCTCCAGCGGTTTTATCGTTAATCGCCCCAGCTTCAGTAAGTAGTTCTTCACCTTTGTGTAGCAGATGTCCACTTCTTTTAGTTATTTCATTAAGCTGTCTTTTTTCTTCCCAATTTATAACATCTAATTTACGCCTATTTACAGTATTGATTATTTCTAGACACTCTTCCATCAATGCTAGATCAATAGGGACAGAAATATTGTACTGATCCCATCTTATTTTATCTACTTCGTCTTTTTTCATTTTTGAACTACCAATAACTGTCCAATCTTACTTGCTAATCCCGCTGAGAGTTTATACTTAACTGAGGGAACTTGCTTGCCCTGAAATTCGATTGTGCCAGTGTCAGAGGTTATGACGACAGTCCCATCAGATTTAAACTGAAGATCCATGGGTTCTTTGTCTGCTTTGAAATCTTCGTAATTCAAATTCTTTCTTATCCAACCAATTACTTCTTTAATTGCTACTTGCCAATTAGTGTCTTGTAATTGAGCAAAAGTTTGTTCTTTCCCATTCACGTTTATTCTAAGACCCCATTTATCAGTAGGTGTTGGATTTTTTATTTCAACATTCCTCTCTAGAAGCTTGTCTAAAAATTCTTGTAGTTTCATGATTCCTCTTCCATAGATTTAATCAAATCATTTGAATCGAATCCAGTTCTCTTGCCGTGGAATTCACCTCCGGATTCCATCATTTGTCTCTTTAATTCGAACGAAAGCTTTCTCTCTATTATTCTAGCTTTCAATTTAAGTATCTCGATCAAATTGTTGACAGAAGTTTCTCTTAATTCTAGAGACTTTGCTAATCCCTCTCTAGTCTCTCCCTTCGTATCACCCTTCGTTATCAACTCTTGGTAATAGTTATAAAGATCATCTGCTTTTCTTCGGTCATCTTCGGAATAAGCTATGATACTTCTGGCTACGGTGTCGAGACTAGAAATTTCTCTTTCACTCAGTTGTAAATCTTTATCTTCTGACATATTAACTGTCCGAACTTGGAGTTTGAACTTTGTAAATAGATACCGCGTTAGCTGCAGCTACTGTTAGAGTTCCAAGTGTACCAACTATTCCAACAGTTTTTCTTCCAGCTAAATACATATTGCCGTCAGCATATCCCGCAGTAGCTTTCCAATCGTCATAGTGTCCCGCGGTGTCCCAACCAACTCTTGCCACTTCGAGCACAAAATAAGTTGCAGCTAAAGTAGTTCCTACTGTAGTTTCAACTACTCTATACATAACGGGAATGTAACCTGCATCAGCATTCAATTTTACGGTCAGCGAAGTATTCATGTTGTTTCTCCAGATTTCTTTTTCAACTTCTTAACTATCACTAGATGGAGTACCTTTCGGGTAATTATAAGTTCTCAAATCATTCAGCGTATCTATACTAAGCGCCCCGACAACTCCTTGTTCTCCAGTGCCAGCAGCCGTTTTTTGTCTACCAATTAGTGTAGTAGTTCCGCTAGCAGCATCATAAGTTATAGTTGATTTCCATTTGTTATAGTTAACTTCTATATCCCAACCAACTCTAACTACTTCGAGTAAACATTGTGTTGTGGTATCAGAGTTAGTTATAGTCATTGCTATTATTCTGTACATAACAGGGATGTAATTAGAATCAGCAGCTACCTTAACAGTTAATTTAGTGTTCATCAATTAACCTCATACATAACCTAAATATCTTTTAAGCCATTTTAAATCGTTGGGCTTAATGCCGAACTTTCGAGATATATAATTTTTAGGTTCTTTGTTATCCAAATCTTCTTTCAAAGTTTGCCAAGCTCCAGAGCTTAATTTAACTCTTTTCAAAACTCTACTAACTATCTCTTTATCTTTTGGTTCTTGTGGCTCAATTAGTTTAACAAACCTTATCGGCTTGGGCTTAGATGATCCACTCCCAAGTTTCTTAGTTTTACCCTCTTCGCTGGGCAATTTAGCCGTATAACCATACTCTACTTTCTTTTCTTCCATATTATCTCCTTCTACGAAAGATTTTGATTTTACTTTTAATCTTTCTATCCTTTTCTTTTCTCCATACTTTCCATACCGTCCGCCTTTACTTTTGCTCATATCATCTTTCACTTTCATATATTATTATGTCTCTCAAAAAGCTTTCGGGGACTTCGCTGATTTTAGCTTCTATAACATTTCCTCTACCTAAAACTTCTACATCCATCGGCCACTGCCTAATTTCTTTAGTTTTAGTAATATAACTCAATACCCAAACTTTTTCCCCCTCTAATAAGAAAGATGGCCAAAGTAAATTAGAAGTGTCCCTGTTGGGATCTTCTACTACGTAGATCTTATGCAATTTAATTAAAAGCACTACGAGCTCTCTTTAAAGTATTAGGGAAGTTTTTATCACTTACTAATTCACTAATATGCTCTACAGCTTTCTTAGAACCGATAAGTCCCTTGGGTAAAATTTTATAATCGTCTCGACTAAAGGGAACTATCTCTATTCCTTTTTTATCATCTTTGAATTTGAGATTATTCATAATCTCTGCGATGCCCTTACCCCTGGCCACAGATCTCAATTTCTTTTTACCAGAACTAGCAAATACAGTAGAAATAAACTTCGCTAAGATTGTATTTAGAGTTTCCCCATCTTCGTCATTAATATTTGCAGTACTCCAATCTATTAATTCGGTTACAAGTTCATGAGTATCTGGATCTCTGAACAGTTTAATAACATTAACATCTATTCCTTTAGCGTCTGTTACATCTCCTTTTCTGCTAATTGGAATAGTAACGACTGTGCTCGGATCTCGATTTAACCAATTGACTACGATCGGGGATCCAAATAAATCGATAATGCCGCTTAATCTTTTTGTGTTAGCTTTAATTTTCTTTTCTACTACTTCTAATTTACTCTCACTGTCTTCTTTTCTTAAAGATTTCACGACAGCTTCAATGTCGCCTAAAGCATCTATAGCATCAATTCCCTTAGTTTCAACGTCTAATTCAATGGGTTGTCTAGCGTAAGCTATACCAAGTGAAGTTCCCTTCTTTGCCCAGAACCAATACCTATAGTCGAAAGAACCAGATCCACGAGCTTCTATTAGTTCAAATACATTTTCGAATTTCATTTCTTTTCTCTTGGCAAAGTATGAGTATGGTTATCTTTTCCAGATGGTTCTACCTTATAGTTTTTAATTTTATGAGTATGCTTAAGGACTTTTCCGATTGTGCCAATAGTTTCTCCATCACCTTTCTCATCTATTTTATAGCTGTGACTATGTGAATATTCGCCGCCATTAAAGGAAGTTCTTCCTTCGTTCAATCGTTCAAAGAATTCTTGTAAATTCATAATTAGCCCCCTGTTTTAATTATCTTAGCAACAATCTTGTCTGTTTGTTAGACTCACTTATTTTCTTTTTAGTTTCTGTTTTCTGCCAGTAGCAGCTTTACTTTGCTTATTTTTAGTCTGTTCAGATACTATTCTGTTTTTTAAATAGTCATGTTTGCCCCTATTTGCAACACTAAGTTTTTGCCTAGTTTCTTCTGTCAAGTGTTTGCCATAACATCTATGATTTTCACCTCTGACTGCATCACTTATCTTTTTGCTGGTTTCTTTAGATCTAGTCTTTCCTTCGTTTCCACCACTATCCAAATTATATCCATTATTCACTGTGTCGAGTATCTTTATAAGTTCTATCTCTAAAAAATCTAAATCTTCTATCGAGCATTCATAAACATATTTATCAAAATTGTCTATTCCATATTTGCTAATAGCTCTACTTATTTTAGTTTTCTTTTTGTGTTGAAATTTGTGCGCGTTTAACCTAACTTTAAAAGACCTAGTAGTTTGACCCACATATTTTTTATTATTTATTTTATTAGTTAACACATAAACGCAACTCATTTTTTAGTACACACCCACTTCTTGGTATAACTCTTCTCTGTTTTCTTTCAAAAACTTCACAAACTTCCTTAAAAGATTTGAACTAATGCCATCAGCTTTAGCCCATTTAAAGAAATCTTTTTTATCATACCTACCCTGGTGATAGAATAGATATTCTCTTAACTCTTTGTTTACATTATGCAAACTCTTATGCTCACTATTGTCCTCAATCATGTTATCTATAGTATCAGTTAAATTTTCTATTTCAAGATTTCGGAGAGATCTTTCTTCTTGTTTAACTACGTTTTGCAATTTAAGATTATCGTCGTCAATATATTGATAATCTAAAGAAAGATGTTTCTTTTTAGCTCGTTTGATGAGATAGTAAATAATGGATCGTTTTGCTGTTAAGCTCAAATAATTAAAAGCAGTACCATACTCTGGATTAAATCTTGGTAACGCTTTTATACATGCTTCAACAGCTATCTGAAAACAAGTATTGAATTTTTCTTTCTTTTGAAACTCAGCTCTAAAAATTACTCCTTTGATAACTTTGTAAGTTTCATTCATTATCGATTCTAGAAGTGGCTTACCTTCTAGAATTGCCGCTTTAAGTTGTTCTTTTAAACTTCCTAATTGTTTATCGCTTATTATTCTTTCTTCGTCTTCATCACCATTTATAAAATTTTCTATTTCTTTTTGTTTTCTGTATATTTTTTGCCACTCTAATATTAGTGGTGCTACTTTACCCTCTATGAAATAATAGTTACTGGGTACTTTTGGCAGCTCTGATTCTAAAACACTCATAGTGATCCCCCATGTTTCTTTCTAAGTCACTCAGTTTGAAAAATTCGATGAAATTCAATTTGTTGTCTTTTACTTTTTGTCTTTTTATTGGGTCTCTATGAGTCCAAACTTCTATTGCTTTTTTATAAAAAATACTGTCTTTGGATTTCTCTTCCCAAAACTTTAGTTTTTTAATATGCTGTAAGTTTATCCTGTCGAATGGCTCTTTACCATGCAACCAGTTGAAATTACATTCGATAAATAAATCTATTTCTGGTATATAAAAATCGCAAGCAAATGGATAACGTTTATCAGAATATTGTCTTGTGACATCACTATAGTGGCCCTTGAGCAATTCGTATGCTATTTCTTCTTGTTTAGATTTATTGAAAGAATTATTTTTTCTTTTTGTGTTTTGTATTTTTTCTATTATATTCTGCGAGTAAGATGGATGTATTACACCATAATGTTTGTAGGTTGAAGCACTCTTTTTTTCTTTTACAACTTTAGACTGAGAGGGATTTTTCACACCATATCTTTCTAAACAAGTTTTTTCACATTTAGCAAGCGTACTTTTTAATTTACGATGATGATTTACTCCATATTTATCTAAACATGTTTTTCTAGTTGCACACTTCCTACATAAAAAGTTAAACTTTTTTAAACTTGTTCTGAGTAATTTATTTGATTCTATACTACATTCTTTGCAGTTATAATAAATGCGTTTAAGCCATTTTTTGTTACATTTATCCCATCTACCTAATTCTAATTTTATACTCATTGTTTATCTAAAATACGATCAAAAAACTCATTCTTTATAGTTTTCCTAAATACATTATTTAGCTCGGGCAAATAACTAAGGTCTATTCCAGTTTCTGCTGGTACTTCCGTTTCGGGTTGTTCACCACCGCCAATATTTTGTTGCACAGCTTGTTCCAAATTCCCAGTGGATTGTTTTTCTATAGTTGTTTTAAAATCTGATCTATAAATTGAGATTTCTCCTGATTTGTCCATAAGAGTAATTATATATTCTTCTTCTTTGAAATCAGGAACTGGTGAGTTTATTGTTATTTCTATTTTGTCTTTAAAATCTGGTGCGACTTTGTCTGGATCGATGTTAAATAATTTGAGCGTAGATTCAATTGAGTTGAGTGAGTTTAATCTTTTATAACTGATGAGCTTAATTTGACCGCCCTTCTGATCATTGTCATTATATTTCACAGAGACAGCAATTTCCTCTTCTTCGGGCTCTTCCTCTTCGGGCTCATCTAGGTCTTGTTTTTCAACGTCTTTTATATCTTTTGTTTCTGTATCTTTGTCTTTTTCAGCTTCAGTCTCATCGCCCTTTGCTTTTTTCTTTGGTTGGTCAACTATAGGTTCTGCAGTTCCAGGTTCTTGCTCATTGAGACTCGATTCTATAAGCTTATCTAATCTTTTTACCACGTCGGATACCTCCCACAAGTCTAGTTACAATTATCTTGCAAAATTATCTATGCGAAATTATCACTGACTTGGGTCAGAATCGGGGGGTGCTGATGGAGAGTTTCTACGGATAAAAACTTTTTCTTTAGTGTGATATTTACTCGGTATTATTCTTCTTTCTTCTGACACCATTTCAGGCTGATCACCCCTAAGAAGAGCTTCTGTGATCCTGTATGATTCATTACAAGAGGGGCACACCATTCTATTTTCTATGTGGCCGGGTTTTCCGATTATTGGCTTACCACACATTCCACAATATTTTCTGCTATAGCCCCACATATTCATTATAGCAGACAGAATAGTAAAAGCACTTGAGTCGTGAGCGTTGAGTTTGTTGAGAAACTCTTTAAATAAAAATTTGAACTTATCAAACTCTTTAATATCAGCTGCAGGTATTTCAGTTTTATCTGGCTGAAGTCCCTGATTATATTTTATAGATTTGAATAGCGGTAATGATAGTATTAAATGAAAAGGCTCGACACGAGTATCTATCTTAGTCTTATCATCTTTAGAGTTGTCCATATTTGCTCCTTCGAAAATCTTATCTCATTTGAAGTTTCTTTTTCAAAACTTTCTCTGCATCTTTTATAAATTTCTCTACAATTTCATCTCTGACTTTAACTTTAGCTAGATCTGATACTCCTTGAATTTCCATATCTTTGGTCATTTCGTGTTGATAATAATTCCTACTAAGATCTTTCATATTAGTATACTTGTACACATTTCTTACCCAATCTAAAAGCTGATTCATATGGTGCCATGTGAAGAACTTATTACCCTTAAGGCTCCTGAAATTCTGAATTAGATCATTTGCCTTTTGGAAATCTCCGTTAATAAAATGATGCTGAATAGCGATTAGTATCTTCTCTTCTGGCTCTTCAGCTTCACCGGACTGATCCATAGAAATTCCAGAAGCAAACCTTCTTAGATGGTATTTCTGAATTTCAGCTTCAGCACGAACATCATATTCAGGTGGAAGCATAGAGTCAGGTGTTGGCATATCATATTGTTCTTGTAGAACATCTCCTAAAGCTTTATCTAATTTTTTCATTGCGCTCCTCTTACTTTCCGAGGTTAATTTTTATTCCAGCTTTAATAGCTGCGAATTTGTTATCTATAAAATAATCTATTCCAACCAAGACTCCCAAAGATGGGAAAAACGGTAAATTGTAAGCTACATCTAGACCCATACTAATAGGATATCCAGTCGTAATTATAATATTCCAATCATAAGTTTTAACTTCTACACCAGCAGCTATCAAACTCTTTATGTGTTTTCTCAAGTTTTCGATTTCTATTGAATCTTTATCGATCCTGTTGTAAGCTTGTGTTAAAATCTTATTGTTTTCGTCTAAAGCTTCACTAGCTTCAACTAAAGAAATATCTAGAGATAGAATTTCTTTATTGAGAGCTTCTTTCTCGCCTTTTAAAGCTAGATTTTCTTTTTCTAATTCTTCGATTTTTGCTAATGCTTGTTCTAATATTTGATTGCTTTCGTCTAAAGCTATCTTAGTTTTAGCATCATCAGTAGCAGCAAAAGCTGAAACACTTAAAAGAAAAAGTGCTGCTAATATTATCACTAACTTTTTCATTATTTCCCCTCTAACTGCTTTAGTTTTTCTTTTAGTCTATTTCTGATCTCTTCATTTTTTTTAATTCTGTCTTCAATCTCTTTCTTTATTCTTTCTCTGTCGGGATCATTAGCTATACTATCCTCGACTGCGTCTTGCGCCTCTTGTTCACCTTTCTTCTTTCGAAGTTTGAAAAACAGCCAGCTTCCGATCCATCCGCCGACCAAAAGAACAAAACCAATTATTAATCCTACCCAAACATTCATATTAAATTACTCCTTTTTTTGTCAACTGAACTAGAAAAACTCAATAGTCTTTTAGTTTTATTAGAACTGACTGAAAAATTAAAAGCGTTAGTTTTCTTTCGAATTGACATATCTAGACCTGTAGAAATACGATTAGAACTTTTCTTAATTCTTAGTTTATTAATTTCACTATCAATATTAGATAGAGATAAATTTTTCTCTTGTTTAAGTGGCTCGATCAATAAATCATTAGCGTGAGGATTTCTACTATCCTGCCACTCTTTCCCTTCTGGTGTAGGGTATTGAATTTCTGCATCAAAATAATCAGAAGGATCTGCAGGAGGACAATAATCATCTACCGTTGGATCGCTCATTAACCATTCCCACTTTTAACTAAGTCTTCACCGTCAATTTCAGTTGTTTTCCCATTTTTCTTATCAGAGATGCTTTTAGCTATATTTTTAGCTATTCCACCCAAACCTATACTACCCGTTAGAGTAATAAAGATTGGAGAAAAAGAGCCCAAAAACTTTACAAAATCATCCATAGAGAAAGTTAAGAAGGGTCCTATATGCATAGAACCGAAAGTCCCTATTATAATTAAGAAAATAGTTACTAAAAGGATAGCTATTTTAGTCCCATTATATAGTCGGCTCTTTCCATAGTTTTTCATTCTATATAATTCATCATAATTTTCTTGTGTTTTATTGAGTTCTTTTTCTTCTGCTTCAAGCTTAGCTAGTTCAGCTCTTAGCTCTTCAGCTGTAGCCATTTTATAACCCCCTTAACTAAATTATGAATTATTATGTTTATCTTAAGCTTAGCCAGATTTTTTTCACACAAAAAAGCCGGAGCTAATTACTCCGGCTAAAGAATTCCGGGGCACCATACCCTCAGTCATCAAAAATTTTAATAAGGTATCAACCTCAAATTAAATTAACCAACATCATTTACTTTTTTTCTGGATTAGTGAGCTTCTCATACAAGCTTACAATTGCAGTATGGTATTCTCTAGGGAATGGCCTTTTATCCTTATCAAAGAAGTCTTTTAAGACTCCAACTTGCTCACTAACTAAATGGATCTCTTCCCCTTCATCTTTGTTAGAAAATACTTCTAACTCTTCTACTCTTGCTTTTTGAATAGCCTCACTTATGATTTTCTTGTGCTCTTCGTTTTCAATTGAGTTTATGGGCTTTCCGTCATATTGTTCGAATAGTTTTTTCTGCTCTCCGTCAACATAATCGATCATAGATTTAATTTTTATTTCTTCAGGTTTAGTAGCTTTATAAATTCCCTCTAAAACGATGTGGTCTTTCAGAGTTGCTGAATCCATTCTAATATTTACTATTCTAGTGATTATTAGCCTTTCAGCTCTTGTAAGTTTCATTCTTATTATCTCCTTATTTTATTAAATATGCTATTTAAACCTTTTTTCTCGTTGTAGTCTCTTTCCAAAACTATAGAAGTCTACTGTTTATCGATGACAAGTGCGTCCTTATATTCTTTAGAGTCTTTAGCGAATTCTGTTTTTCCAGCAGGCGGTTGTGTCTGTTGTACAACCTTCATTCCACCAAGAGCTTTACCAAGTTCTTTTTGCATTTTCTCTACTTCAGTTTCTTTTTCTTTCTTAACCATCTTTTTCTCCTTATAATTTAGGTTCTGGTAGATTAATATCTTTCACTACTTTTTTATCCCAATCTTTAATAGCTGAAAGAATTTCTCTAGACAGAGTTTCTGCGTTCTCTTGATAGGTTTCTTCATCTTTATTCTTTTCAAGATATGCATCTAGTTTATATTTTAAAGGTCCCCCTACATAATTAGTTGCCTCGGGTGAGACTTTTATTTTTTTGAGTCTTTCGTTTAGCCATCTAGCAATTTTAGGGTAGAAAGCTTCACCAAAAACTTTCTTTATTTCTATATCTGGTTTCTCAGATACGATAGCATCAATTAGAGCACCTTGATCATACTCGGGTACTTTGTATTCATCTGGTGTTACTACTTCGTTTACTGCATCTTGGAATTTCATTTTAATTCCTCTTCCAAATTTATTTTGTTGAACAAATTCAAAGCTCTTATTATATTTTTTAAATAGTATTCGATTTTGTCATCGAAGTCTCTATTCTCTAAAGCTTTTTTGTATATGTCGTACTTAAGAACCTTCAAAGGATCGATGTATCCGAATCTCTGAAGAATCTTAAATATCATGTTATAAAGAGTATAAGACCGATCAGCTTCGCCAGCTTGTATATAATATAGAGTTTCTTCTTTTGGAACATACTCTTCAGAGTAAGCCCTCTTTCTTATATCCTTGAGAATTTGTTCTTTTGTGGCCAATGCTTCGAGATCTGCTTTTATTTCGCTCAACTTCAAACTCTTAGCTTCTTTGAATTTGCTAACATCAACATAAAGCATATCTTCTATTTCTTCGTCTAATGCGACATACTCAATGATGTCTCTTTTTATTTCTCCGATGGCTAAATCTAGATCTCTTGCAAAAGTTAAAGCAATTTCAACGGCTGCTTTATACATATCAGCTGGAATATCTATCTTCTTAGGGCTAGCTAACCATTTGTCGTTAATTAAATCATAACGAGGACCTGCTAATCGCTTATATTGCTCTTTTAGCATTAAGTAAAGTTCAAGATTGTTTTTTGTACCTTTAATAAAAGTGTCTTTTTTGTTAAATTCTTTTATTGCATCACTAATCTTTTCTTTCTCTTCTTCAGTTACTTTTTCTATATATAAATGAATATCAATGTCGGTGTATCTGTTGTAATAATAAGTAAGATTAGAACCCTCAAGCATAACTGCAGTTAAATTGTCTCTGTTAAACTCTGTTTCTTCAAAGACTGAATCTATTGCTTCCCAGATCTGATCGGAGACTTCTTTCTTTAATTTTTCTCCTTTCCACAAAGCAGGATTTAAGTCCTTCTTTTCAAAATCTACTACCGACTCGCCTAATACACCCCACTCTCTAAGCTCTCTTTTGGCTTCTTCTTCGTCGAATTCTTTAATTTTGATACCAACTTCTTTTAAGAAGTTTCTAGCTATATCTTCCATTACTTTTCGCCTTTTAAAAGTTTTTTGTTTAAATATGGTCTTTAGTAAAACTAGAATATATTCACTTCTTTTCCCTAGTTTTAGTTATACCAGAATATTTGTATCTTCGTATTATCTTCTTCAACTCTGGGAACTCTTTTATGATTCTTTTGTATCTTTCGATTTTCTTTTCTATAGATAGGCCTTCGTAGTCGCCATAGTTAAACATTCTTCTTAGCCAAGCCTTAACACCTTTAATGTTTAGGATCTTGTTATCAAGATTGTTAATTTTCTTCACTAAACTAACTTTGTCTTTCTTACCCAACTCGTCTAAATAATTGAGGTTAAAACCAAGCACACTATTCCCGTGACTATCTACATTATAATTTTTATCTAATATCAAAACCTTTGGCTTAGAATCGTGAATTTCATATTCGGGGCGTGTACCTTTATAGCCAAGCTTCTTGATTTGAAGAGCTTCTTCGAGCTTCATAGTAAAGTTATCTTGGTTTAAAGCGAGTTAAAAATCTATATCGAGCAGATATTCTAGCGTCTCTTCAGCTGAAGAACCGAGACGAACTCTCTTAAAATTTAATTTCGGATCTTTAGCCATCTCTTCGTAGGCTACACAGACTCTTCGGAGGAAACTCTCTTCAGCTGTCTCAAATAAATCAGAACTTCCACTATCACTAACTCTTATTTCATTGGGCTTGTCTATCTTCTCGGGGAAATAGAAAACTACATCTGGACTATGACCCAGCTCAGAAGTGTAATTAAGCCAAGCAGCTATTTCTTTGGTGAGCCCATATTTCTCTATGATTTGTTTGCCGTGAAATTGGTAAGCGGTTGTAGAATACCACCATCTGTCAGATATTACAGCTTTACCTTCTTTGAGAGCTGGTACAACTACTTTTTGAACTTGCTCGACTTTGTCGAGAAAGAATGCGTACATATTAGAAAGAGGGTGCAAATTCCAACGTTTATCTTTAGCGAAAGAACGTATGATTGTAGCATGTATTCCGTATTCAACGTCTCCTGGCTGGAAAGTGAATATAGCTGGTATTCTCGAATTGTTTAATTTATTAACTAACAGTTTAGCAACCGTGGTCTTACCTGTATTATCAGCACCCTCAACAACTACAAGTTTGTTTCTAAATTTTTCTAATCTATTATCCATTTAATTTTTTCTCTTTTCGTATCTCTTCTAAGTTATCATCCACTTGATTAACTCCAAACGATGGTTCCAATCTTTACTCTTACAATCTATAAGTATGTTGCGAATTTCTTTGGGAAGATGCTTAATTACTTCACCGGGAACGCCTCTTCCGTCTTTTAAAAGACTGTTAGTTATAGCTAAATTAATCGCACTTTGCTTTGATTGAGTAGAATAAGGTTCTCGTCCTTTCAATAGAGCAATCACTAAAGTCTTAGCATCAGTCCGTAGCATCGTCAGCAAATTCCTTAAGCAAAAATTTTGCGTAATTCTTTTCTATATCTAATATCGAATAAGTAGTCTTATTGATTTTCTGTTTAAATTGCCTTCCTCGGCGAGAATAAGTTATCCACCAATTTCTAGCATAATCTTCAGCTTCTTGCTTTTTATCAAACATATAATCGTCAGCATTTCTTATCATGAATCTAATGCTACGGCAGCTTTTTAAATCAGATAGACTTCTACACTTACTCCAACCTAAACAAGTTCGTTGCTCAACCCAAAAACCATCTTTGTTTTCAGCTATCCGTATCTTCATTTGAAGATTTCCTTTTTTGCTTGATACCAAAAAACTAAATCTAGAGCGGCAACAGGTATATTTTCTTTCTTTGCAAAATCAATCATCTTCTGTTCGATCGCTATGTATTTTTTAACGTTGGGCTTGGGTATTTCATCAATGACTTTATTCTCTTTTAATTTCTGGAGAATGTGCCGATCTAATATACAAACTTCATCACCATAGCCGATGTTTCTCAAAAAATGAGAAGCTTCTTTCATTCCAAAGCCATTTATTATTTCAGCTAAAGTGTCTCGCGCAAATTTAATCTTGTCACTAGTATAAAATAGAGATTTAATTGAGCTGACAAGATGATTAGGTGTAGAGTAATTTCTTAAGGCTGAAACTATTCTATCAGCTTTTTCGTTATGAAATCTTACTCCGTTCTTTCGCAGAATTTTTCTTATTTCAGCTATACCCTTTTTGGGTGAATCCCAAAGCTGAGTGACAGCATTCCAAGCTTTATGCGCATCTGTCTGTGGAGTACAAATACAAAAGAGTAACTCTTTCAAAATTTGAAGTTCATTTACTTCTTTGAATTCTTTGAGTCGTTTATCTATCTGTGGTTTAATGCTGAGATAAGTTTCTTGTAAATTCATGAATAGAATTATGCATCTCTAACTTTTTTAGCTATAGAAGCCATAACTTTATCTAGATAGTTTGTTTGAGCGACAACTTCATTCATTTGAGTAGTTTGTTGGTTGCTAATTCTACCTTGTTCAATTTTTAGAGATTGCTGGTTCCAAGAAAATTCATTGTTGAAAGTGAACCAAGTTTCTTTATAACAATTGTTATATCCACCATCTCTAGCTAAAGGTTTCTTTTCTGGTGAATTTTTTGGATCTGCAAAATAGCACCAATCTAGAATTACCCATTCGAGCTTTCTTTCGGTTTCTTTTCTATCTGCTAGATAAATACAATAAGCGTGGCCGCCTTCTGGAGCACTTGGAGACTCTTGAACATAGCCAGCTGCTACTTTAATTTTCCAATTAGGAATCTCAGCAACAGTTCCGAGAGCGGCAATCAAAATAGCTCCATCTTCGCAATCTCCTACTTCTGATTGTAGAGTTTCAAATGGGAATTGCCAGAACTCTGGGCATTTGTTTGCATCATCATCATATTTATAAGTCAAGAAATTACATACCCATTTTTGAACTGCCCAAGCTGTTTCATTTAAAGTTCCTTTCTTTAAATTATACCTTCTGACAACTTCTTCAAGCATTACGTCATTTACTGTAATAAAGTCTTTGACGTCTATACCAATAGTACTAGTTCCCGTCTTAAGAACTCGTCCCTCATAAATGATTGGGGCTTTTGGCCATTTGTTGTCCCAATAATTCTGATCATAAACCATAATAGTACTCCTCTTAAATAATTTAAAGCACATTTTAAAGCCCTGTTTTATATTCTAAGATGTTGCCTGCATAATCGCAGAAAAACTCTATAACTTCAGGGACATCTTTTTTATTATCTGCTATTAAAGAGATACCCTCTTTATTCAAGTTAACATTCCACTTTGCGGGAAACTCTACATAAAAATCTACACTTGCTAAGTAAATCTCTAGCTCGTTCCCTAAGTTTCTCGAAGTTATATTATAAGTTATTTCTTCTTTAAATGTCTGTTTAAAAACGTAATCTAGTAAAGCTTTCTTCCTCTTGATTAAGTTCAAATATTTAAATACGTTAGTCATTTAATTCCGCAGTTTTTACCACGGCTCCACGTCTCTTACTTTGCCATCGAAATCTGAATATATTATACAACTTTTTCTTTCACCACTTTTAGCATCTTCTCCATCTACTCTAATAATAACTTCTTTATTTTTAAAATCAACATCTTCAATGTTATGTCCGATAGGAATAATTCTTAGTTTGCCAGCGTGATCATGTAACCAGTCATCAAAATCTCTTTCGTATTCGTTTTCAAACAAATCTTCTTCGAAAATAATCAATATCAAAATTTTATGAAAATCTTCTGGTGCCATTAGTAAATACCCTCAGTCTCTATCAAATAAATCAAACCATGATTAGTGATAAGATCTATATAAACTGCTACAAAAGCTAAACCATTTTCGTTTTCTTTGCTCATTTGGTTCTTATCTGCTCCGTGAAAGATAACGTGTAAATCTGGTTTATAGTTCCACTCAGCGAATTCTTCGTCATCTATATCTACACCTTTTGGTAAGGCTGCTTTAACATCTTTGAAGACATTTGGCGTCATCCACTCATCATCCCCTAAGACTCTACCCGCATCTGTATTAAATACGATTTGTATAACAGAATAATTGCTCATTCTTCGAGCTTGCCTATATTTTAATAGCTTTGCCATTATATCTGTTGCCATCTTTGTAAAAGGAATGAATAAACAATTGACCGTTATCATGCCACATCTTATGTTCGCCGTCAAGATCGCCGTCTTTATAAAAAGAATGCTCGTACAATTGACCGTTAACATACCACATCTTATATTCGCCATTACGCTTACCGTCTTTATAAAAAGAATGAATCCATAATTGGCCGTTATCATGCCACTCCTTATATTCGCCGTCGTCTTCAAGACCGTTGAGCCAAAGGCCCTTTGCCAGAGCAGCTTTAAAATCCTCGAACAGAGCTTTTATCTGTTGCCGTTTGACATCTTTCATTTACTTTAGTCTCTTTACGACTTTGCCGTCTTTATAAAAGGCATGAACGTATAATTGGCCGTTGTTGTGCCATTGCTTATATTCACCGTCGAG